AAGACTTTATTAAGGGGTATGGGGTGCTTATTACGAGGAAGGATGGCTGAGTTACCAGGACGCGTTCGGAAGCCAGGTGGTGACTTGGTGCCCATTAGAGGGCCGTTCAATCGTAAAGTGTTACTCCCAGCGGAAGCCGATCTCTGCAATATCCTTGGAATAACAAAGGAAGAATATTTTCAGTTTCTAAAAGATGTTGCAGCAAAGATAAAAGAAAGACCAAAGGCTTATGACTTAGTCCCTGATATTAGAGGTGATCTTGTTTCGCTTGGAATACTGACTAAAACAGGTGGTTTAGCATGGTTTGGACAAATACTTGTCGGTATTGCTTTAAATGTTCTTGCTTATCTTTTAACAGAGAAGCCAGATTTGTCGTCAAGAGCAGCAAAAAGGACTGCTGATATTGCAGGATTAAGAAGATTTGCTCCTCAGTTTGGTTTTAATAGTGTTCAAGATCTTGCAGTCTTAGGGGATGTTATTCCTCTTGTTTTTGCTAATCTTAATAACCAGGATGGGTTTGGGGGAGTAAGAGTTAATTCTCAGCTTTTATGGTCACAAATAGTTAGCTTGGGGCGTTATCAACAACTAAAGATATTAGCGATGTTTTCGTTAGGAAAACTAGCTGAAAAGCCATCAAAAGACGGTTATGCAATTGGTGATTTATTATTAGCAAATTACAATGAAGAAAAAGTATTATTGAAGGGAAATACTATTCCTTTTATTACTAAAGGTAGTGCCACTAGTAAAGAAAAGTTTAAAATTGATGGTAAGGAATGGTTTTCAGGAACAAGAAATCCCACAACACAATCCGTTTTTGGCCTAACAGCTCCAGCTCCTAATTGTACATACTTTCGATTACCTTACCAAGTGCATAGAGCTAAGCCCAGGAATACATGGGGAGGCAAAAAGGAAAGAGATGCAATACGACCAGCAGCTAGGTTTAAATTTGCAGAAAGAAGAAAAAATCTAGGCAAATGGCCTGCAAGAGCAGGAGTTATAGAAGTAACAAAAAATGAAGAAAGATACTTCGGTGATATGTATGTACCGCCTGGTTTCAATTTTGGTGATTATATTTATCCTGAATCAGCGGCATTAACATCTGGTCAGATTACGTCTATAAAAAAAGGTGAATATGATATTCCTGTTGGGACGTATGTTTCATATCAAATTGTAGGACAAGGAAAAGTTGGTGATAGCCGAGCGTATCAAAGAGATGAGACAGGAATAGTTAATGATGATATTGGTTATCACGGCTTTGGAGTGCAGGATGTTGATGCTATCAGTAAAACGATGAGGGAAACGACTGACGATACATTTACTCAACATGAGCAATATATGATAGGCACAGCTTTAGTCAGATGTACATATGGTGATGCTGTTCCTTTCAATATTGGAGTAGCAGATAAAGTGTATCAATTTAAAGTACTTGAGACAGGAAGGATTGAATGTGTCCCAAATCCTAATTTAGGAGCACATGTAGGTAATCCTCTATGGATAGGTAGAAACGTAGGGAATCCAGCTACTGCAAAGAAATTTATAGTTCAGGCTGGAAAATGGGCACCATATTTCTTTTATGGACAAAGTGAACAGGATTTGTATGAACCTGCCAGAACATATACAGTTCAAAAAGCTGTTATTGGAACGGTTTCTGACAATAGAGCATGTGACATAACTGAATTAGGTGTTAAGTCGAAAGTGTTTAAACAGATGAATTTTACTAATGTTAATAGTAAACCAACAGAAGCAGTTTTAAACACAATAGTTGCTGAGACTTCGTTTGCTTTAGGAAATATTACTAAATATATTAGAAGATATAGTTTCTTCAAACTACAAGTAAAAAGGCTTGGAGAAAAGACATGGCAGACTCTTATTCCTGATGAAACAGGACATAGTGGGCTTTTTTGTGTAACAGGAAGTAGCGCGGAAGCTCAATATAATTATATAAGAATCGAACATCCTTCTAGAGGGCAATATGAATATAGATTTCTCCCTTGGCCTGGTGCCGATGTTATAAAAGTAGTTGATACATCGGGTAGTATTAAAGTTAATTTATTAGATGCAAATAATGCTACTGATGATACTTCTATTTGTGATTTTACCGACAAAAATGATGCTGGACGAAAGGTCAAATTTGCTGGTAATGATCAATTAACTTTAAATTATGAAGCCTTAAGTAATAAAGAATGGAATCTAGGGTCTGGTGAAAAAGATGAGAATGGCAATCCTATTGATTTTAGTTCGACGTATTCCTACGGTATTACTACTTCACCGATAGGATTCACTGCTGATAGTGTTACGCATGTAGGAGATATAGATGCTAAATACGAAGAAAGTTTGGCAACGCAATGGACTAGATTCTATGGCACATCAGGAGATGGTGTTGATAGAAGTGTTGAGGCATTAACAGTCCCAGAATCTGGAAGTTACAGTTACACTACAAAAACTTATCCAGACAGTTCATTAGAAGTTAATGGAGAGAATAATCATTCTTTAATCTTAGTTGCCCAAGCTGCATCAGGATGGTATCACGTTAACTGTTATCTAAACCCTAATCATACGCCTCCTAATACAGAAGGATATGGGCGTGGGGGTGCACAAGGTTGGTTTAATAATATGGTCATTGATGAAGTTACTCATAGGACAGTATCTGCTCCGTTTGGAGGAGGTGAGACTGTAAATGGTATCGAATTCCACTATACAGTTCCTAATTCAGGGGGTAAAAGGGGAAAGTTAATTCCAATTATAGATCCCAATATTCCTGGTGCTGGAGCGAATGGACATCCAGGTGGAAATACACAATTATATTATGTTCGCAACATCACGATAGGTGCTCCTGTTGAACCAGTTATAAACAAGCAAATAGTAGATTTAGTAAATGTTAATCCAGATAGTGTTGAGTCTGGTGCTCAAGCTGTTTTAACAGTTTGGAGGAATACTTCTGGACAAACCTACGCAGAATGGTATTACAACACAGAACCGACTGGTGCTATATCTAGTTATGTAGATTTTGAAATTGTAAAAGTACCAGCAAGGTCAGTCACTATTGACGGTAGTTCTGTTCAAGTTTTTGCAGGCCACCAAGTTGAATTGCTCCTTGGTACTGGTACTACTGTTGCTGGCAATATTGTTGATAGCATGTATTTAAACCCTTATGATGCTGCTTCTGATTACTGGATTTTTAATGGTGATCAATCGAGTCATTTAGACGGCCCAGAGCATGAGATAGTTTATTGTAACGAGATAGTAAAAGACACAAGTTCTACTTATAACGATTTAGCTTATGCGGCTTTAAGTGTTGATAGTTCAAAGGAATGGAGTAACTTTAGTCAATTTTCTGCATATATTAAAAAGGGAATTAAAGTTGAAAGATTGATTGGTGACGATGGTAATGATGCACTTAAAGGTAGTAGTGGAGTAGATAGTGAAGGGAAAGGTCCAACACATTTATTTCCAGAGATTGCATATGCATTGTTAACAGATGAAATGTTAGGTGCTGGAGCAGTTATCAATGCAAATTCTGTTAACAAAGTAGATATGACAATAGCTGCAAAATTTTGTAAAGCTAATGGATTCTTCTGGGATGGAGTAATTTCAAATAAAGTTAATTTAAGAGAATTTATATTTGAACAAGCAACTTACTGCCTTTTAGATTTTACAATTATTGGTGGTATTTTCAGCTTAAAACCTTCTGTTCCATATAACACAACTGATTTCACAATAAATCGTAACAAGCCCATAGAAATTAAGGCTATGTTTAACGATGGAAATATTAATGAATTAAATGTAGCCTTTCTTTCTTCTGAAGATAGACAAACTTTTAAAGCTGTTGTTTTATATAGGCGAGAGGAAGAGAATGGGTTTCCAGAAACGAAATCAGTAACTGTTGAATTAGAGGGAGATTTATATAAAGATGATCCTGTTCAAACCTTTGATCTGAGTGGATTTTGCTGTAGTGAACAACATGCAATTATTTTTGGAAGATACGTACTTAGTGCTAAATTAAAGACAAGTCATATGATCACATTTAAAACTTCTCCAAACTATGTGCAGGGATTAAAAGCAGGAGATTATATAAGAGTATATTCTACAATTCAACATACAGATAGGTTTAGAAATGGGGCTATTTTAGCAGGAGGGGAAGTTGTAAGTAAGGATGAGATTACAGGTAGTCAAAATATTTATTGGTGGAACTCTACTAAAGAGGCTGTTGAGTATCAAGCAGGAGTTGATTTTGATAGCGCATCTGCTTTAGCCGCTTATGCTGGTTCGTTGTTTACTATCGTAGAGAATGAGGCTTCTGATCAATGTTACAGAGTAGAAAGTCTCACTTTTGGTGAAGATAGTTTAATAGAAATAGCAGCGAGTAATGTTGAGTTAGTTGGAGACAACAAATTAGCTATAATGCAAGAATGGAACTTAGCTGACGATGGAAGTCATCGTTTTGTTTAAAAAATAATGCCAACATCAAAACCGTTCCCCCAAATCAAACCAAGTTCCAGAAGTTATATTCCTGGGACGTATCCAAGTACTGATTTTGAATCATTAGACGGTACAAAGACACATATTCGTTACGGTAATAAACGAGTAAATGCCACGTTGCAATTAGGGTTTTCTAATATCACTGATAGTACGGCTGGTTTAATACTGGATCATTATGATGATGTTATGGCTGATTATAACTATGTAAAATTTACTTCAGACAATGGAACGGCAGGAATTGTTGATCCTAATTCAGGTCATGTTTTAACTAAGGAAATTGAAGGGGTTTCTGGAACAGGTGAAACGGCACAAGGATTAAGATGGCGTTATTCTGGACCTCCTACTGTTGTAAGTACTTTCAAGGGAAGAAGTAATGTCAGTTGTTCTTTTGTTGCTTGCTTAGATGCTCCTGTCCCATAATTCGTATAGAATAAAGTCAATATTTTCTAATTAGAGTTGTGGCAAATTTTTATAGCGGAAAAGATGGAGTCTTGAAAATTGGAGATAAAGAAGTAGCACGTCTGCAAAACTGGAGCTTTTCAATGTCGATGGCTGTCATTGAATCTACAAGCATGGGAGACACGGACAGAGTTTTACATAATGGACTAAGAAGTTATTCTGGGTCTGCAAGAGCGTTTTATTACAACGATACTGTTGGTGGAACAGCAAAAGATGGTACGAAGTCTGGACTTAGTGAGATTTTGACAGCGGCAATAAAAACTGGAAATGATCCATTTTCTGCTACTGCTCCTGGGGACGGAGAAACTACTGAGTCATCTAAAGTTAAACTTCAATGTGTTTTAGTAGATGGTACTACTTCTAGGGTGATTGAATTTGGAGCATGGATTACTTCTGTTGGCATGAGTAGCTCGGTTGGAGAAGTTTCTTCTGTTGATTTTACTTGGGAAGCTGACGGTGCTCCTACTAATGCAAGTGCTGTTTTAATAAGCTAGTTGTGGCGATTTATTTTGGTCAAAATGGTGATGTTGAACTTAAAAGAGGAAATTTAAACTCTCTTTTGCAATCGACATTAGATCCTTCTGATGTCAATACATCGAAGAAAAGATTTTCAATTGATGGTGCAAGGCGATCCATCATCACAGGAGACAGAATTGAAATAGCAACGGTTGACGGAAGTACTTTAGAACTTGTTAGTGGTCATTCTCATCCAGACGTAACTGCTTATGCTTATGTTGATCAGATGGGAGGGATACGTTTATATGATACTTTTGGAGCGTCTATTACTGGTGAAGTCGCTTCTGCTAAGGCATTAGTTACTCCAAGTGCTTCTAAAGCAATAACAGTTCAGACAACTAACTCTAGGTTTAGACACTTAGCAACAGTCAAGAATTTTGAGATTAGTACCAGTAGAGATCAAATAGATTTAACTTCATTAGGTAGTCAGTTTAGGCAGCAATACGAAGCAGGATTGGTAAGTGGTCAAGGATCACTTGATTGTTTATGGGAACATTCCACTACTTTGGCTGATAACACAAATAGAAGCGATCCAGAATTTTGTTTTTATTTAGCACAATTAGCTGTTCGTTTAGAGCAGGGAGCAGATTTTGCAGGACGTTTTTATCTGTACAAAGATCCAAATGTTAGTGCAAATACTGTTTGGTACGAAGCAAGTTGTGTTGTAACTAATGTTGCGATAAATGTAGAAGCTTCCGCTGAAATCAACACACGTATTGACTTTATTACTAATGGAGCAATCACGTTAGCGACAGGAGCAGCACCTTCAGCATTGCTACAAGAAGATCAATATAAGATTCTTCAAGAAAGTGGAAGTCCTATATTGCTCGAACAGGATTAAGATGTGTTCATTGGTTTTATAAAGAGTCATGCCAGATCTTGAGATTAGTAATCTGCCTGCGATTGCAGAAGCGGCAGTTGCAAGTGCAGATGAATTAGCTTTAGCGGATGGATCTGCCTCAGAGACAAAAAAAGTAACTGTTAAAGATTTAGTTGCTGCGGGTGTTGCCTTAATTGATGATGCTGATATACCTGCTGCAAAAGTTGCTGGTCCGTTTGCTGCTAACACGGTTGCAACCGCCACGATTCAAAATGATGCTGTTAATGCAGATAAACTTGCGACTGATTCAGTAACGGCTGATGCTATTGCCGCTAATGCTGTAGGTGCTAGTGAGTTAGCAGATAATGCAGTTGATAGTGCTGCTATCGCAACAAATGCAGTTATAACAGCGAAGATAACTGATCTAAATGTAACAGCAGACAAGCTTGCTAGTAATGCGGTTACTACCGTTAAAATTCTTGATGCAAATGTAACTTACGCAAAACTAAATTTAAATAACGGAGATATACCTGGAGTTAAAATTGCAACAGGTGGAATTACTTCTACTCAATTAGATACAAATTCCGTTACTGCTACTGAGTTAGCAGATGATGCAGTTGATACAAATGCGATTGCTAATTTAGCAGTTACTGGAGGGAAAATAGCTGCTACAACAATCACTGGTTCTAATCTTGTTAACAATACAATTACAGCAACACAGATTGCAGATAATACAATCACTGCGACCCAAATTGCAGCGAATGCCGTTGGTGCGTCTGAGCTGGCAGATGATGCTGTAGATACAGATGCAATTCTTGATGGTGCTGTTACAGGTGCAAAGTTAGGTTCTGCCTCTATTGCGTATGCAAAATTATCTATCGCTGATGGAGATATCCCAGGAGCAAAGTTAACAAGCGCAAGTGTTACTGCAACACAAATAGCTAATACAACAATAACTGGAGCGAAATTAGTTAATGACACTATTACTGCAACACAAATAGCAGCAAATGCAGTTACGGCTTCTGAACTTGCTGATAATGCTGTAGATGAAGCAGCGATAGCTTCTAATGCTGTCACTGTTAATAAAATTGCTAATACAACTGTTACTTATGCGAAATTAAATTTAAGTGATGGAGACATACCTGCTGCCAAGCTTGTTGCTAATTCTTTAACTGCTGGTCAGATAGCTGCTGATGCAATCGGTGCAAGTGAACTAGCTAACGATGCAGTTGATACCGCTGCGATTGCGGATGGAGCAGTCACTGGAGCGAAGATTGCCAATACAACTATTGCAGCAGCAAATATTGTTAATAACACGATTACTTCAACGCAACTTGCTAATAACGCTGTTGGAACAGCTCAAATAGCAGATGGAGCTGTAACGGCTGCAAAGCTTTCTGGTACGTTAGCTTCTGCTTCAATTGCAGACGATGCGGTAACAACAGCCAAGATTGCAGACGATGCAGTTGATAGCACAAAACTTGCTGCCAACGCTGTTGATGCATCAGCTCTAGCTAATAATGCTGTTGATTCTGGGGCGATAGCTACTAGTGCCGTTATTGAAGCAAAGATTGCAGCGAATGCTGTTGTTAATGCCAAGATTGCTGATGGAACAATTACGGCTGCAAAATTAAATACATCAAATATTGACAGGTCATTAAATGTCGCAAGTGGAAATCTTGGAATAAACAACACAGTTACAGCAGCGACAAGATCAGGAATTACTTATAACGCTCAAGGATTAATAACTGGAACAGTAGATCTTGCAGCAGGTGATTTACCAAAAGCTACGACTTCCGCAGTTGGTGGTGTTTCTGTTGGAACTGGTTTAAGTGTTAATGGATCTGGTGTCTTATCAGTTTCAAACAGCGTAACTGCTAATACTTCGGGAGCGACAAAGGTTACTTATAACGCTCAAGGAGCAATTACAGGTAGTGCCTCTCTTGTTGCTGGAGATTTACCTGTAGCTACGACATCAGCAAAAGGTGCAGTACAAATTACATCTGGAGGTGGATTAACTGTTGATGGGTCGGGAAATCTAATTACTTCGACAAGTGGAGTTACCCCAGGAACTTATCAATCAGTTGTTGTTAATAATAAAGGTGTCATCACATCAGGAGCAGCATTAACAGCAGCGTTGGTTCCTGATCTTGCTGCTAGTAAAATAACGACTGGAACTATCGATGCTGCAAGGATTGGAACAGATTCTATTGATGGTTCTAAATTAAGTAATAATTCAACAACGATATTTCAATCTATATCTCAGGATGGTTACCCAACAGCTCTCTTCAGTGGACAAATACTTTTTGACACTGTTACGGAAGATGCCTTTATTTGGGACGGAACAGCTTGGCAGGCGATTACCACACTGACTAAAGGAAGTCTGGTCTTTGGTGGAACTTACAACGCAAACACATCGAAAATGGTTTCGACGACCAGCGCAGGAATTGCGGCTGGACTAGCCGTTGGATCTAATTTACCTACTGCTTCAGCAACTACTGACGGTGTTTATGTTGTTGTATCTACTTCTGGAACGCCTGGTGCTCCAGCTCCTGTTGTTGCTCTTGCTCCTCCTGATTACATTCTTGGAGTTACAAATAGTGCAGGGTCTTCATGGAATGAGATCGATTTATCACAGACCGTAGCTGGTCAAGTCGCAAGCAATATCACCTTCACACCTTATGGTCAGCTCAGTTCGACCAACGTGCAGGATGCACTTCAAGAAGTTGAGTCAGAAAAATTAGCGAAAGCTGGTGGTGAGATTACTGGTGAATTATTAATTGGGGTTAATGGAAGTCTCGTTTTTGAAGGAACAGGAA